ACCCCGGTTCTCGGGGTTGATCTCAACACCATCACGACGGCGGCTGACATTGCTGCGAACACTGGCGCTGAAGACGCTCCCCAACTCGGGGCGCAGGTTTTCGGCTCTAACGGGCGCATCTACGTGTACGCACAGGCTAACGCCGTGATCTCTGCCAGCGATGCCGATTGCACTGTGAACGCCACCACGTTCCTTGCTACGGCTTCCGGTGGTTCGTACCTGTCGCCTGCGGTCGCAATGGCGTCGGGTGATCGCGGCTGGTTCTCTCGGGCGGGCGTGTAATCATGGCAATCCCTACCCGACTCATGGGTGTGGGGTTGTCGGCGCAACAGGCTATCAACGTCTGCGGCGATGTGGTGAACTCCATCACTGCCGCAGGCACGACGAACGCCGACGCCACCCAACTCTCTGCCGCGATCAATCGCGTTACGACTGCCGCTGCTTCTACAGGTGTGCGCCTCATGGCACCCGAGGAAGGCTCCGGCGTGGTTGTCATCAATTCCGGCGCTAACGCAGTGCTGGTTTATCCGTCTACCGGCGCACAAATCAACGCGTTGACTGTCACTACTGGCGGTTTCAGCGTTGCTGCCGGTGGCCGCGCTCTTTTTGTCGGCGTGGGTTCTGCGAACTGGTTCGCCATCCTGTCGGCATAAATCTGGGAAACCAGACCGATGCCCCGGCGGTTCCGGGGCGTTTTCTTCAAAGGTGAACTGTGGACAACTCCCCAGCAAACAATCTGTACGTCGAGTTTTACGAAGATGCTCTGGAAATTCCTTTCCGCTCGGAGCAAGAAGGCAGGCCGGTCTATGAGCAGCGCGAGTTCGTGCGAATCATGGTGCCTGGTGACTCCACCAACATCATCGAGGTGCCAGCGACTCAGCAGCACAAAGAGCAATTTCCAAAGCACTACGCCCGGTTCAAGGAAGGTCTGAAGGACGTGGTTGAAGGCACTCCGCTCAAGATGTGGCCGGTCATCAACCGCAGCCAGGTCAAAGAAGCGGAGTATTTTGAGGTTCGCTCTGTCGAGCAGCTCGCAGAACTGTCGGACAACATCTGCAAGCGGATGGGCATGGGCTACATGGAACTGCGGGGCAAGGCCCGTGCGTGGCTCATGTCGGCCAAGGACTCTTCAGTCGTTACCCGTCAGGCGGCTGAGAACGACCGTCTGCAAGCGGAGATTGAATTGCTCAAGACGCAGATCGCAGAACTCGCAACCCCCAAGCGCGGCAGGCCCGCGAAAGAAACAGCGGAGGCGTAAGATGCAGAAGTTTCAGGACGTTGTTCTAGATTCGCAGGGGCGTCCTGTTCCCGGCGCTGTCATTGCGGTTCAATCGTTCCCGGGTGGTAGCCCTGCCACGGTGTACCAGACAAACTCTGTAGGGGCGGCGTATGTCCCGACAACTGACAGCCTCGGGGGGTTCTTCTTCTACGCGCCGGATGGGAACTACAGCTACACGGTGACTGTGGCAAACGTCTTGCGTGCGACTGTCACCGACATTCAGTTGCAAGACCTGAACCCCGATCCGGTGTTTACCGGAGTCATCACGGCTGACGGCATCAAGTTTCCCGCAATCCAAGACCCGAGCGCAGACGCCAACACCTTGGACGACTACGAAGAGGGGGTATGGACGCCCAGCGTTACCAGCGGCAGCGGCACCATTACAACATTGGGTGCGGTAGCCGGAAGGTACACAAAAGTAGGCCAGTGGGTTAAGTGCTATTTCACCGTTGCCATCACAACTAACGGCACTGCTGGCGGGGCTTTGGTAATTGCTGGGCTGCCTTTTGCGCGAACAGGCGCAGCAAGCATTGTCGGGTACGGGCGCGAGGATTTGGTATCTGGAAAGCAGTTGCTGGCAACGGAAGCCTCAACGACCTCTATCAATGTAGCCAACTATGACAACACGTGGCCTGGAGCAAATGGCTCCTTGTGCCGTGGGTATGTCGAGTATTTCGCGTCTTAAGGAACAACCATGCCAATCACCAAGCGCAATGAAGTCACGCAAACCATCGACCCACAGGGGCGAATCAATGTTCTGACCGTTACCATCATTGAAGAGGACGGGGCCGAACTGGCACGCACGAATCACCGGCAGGTTTTGGATCCGGGGGATAGCACTTCTGGCAAGCCTGCCGAAGTCGCTGCGGTGGCGGCTGTGGTGTGGACTCCCGACAAACTGGAGGCGGCACAGGTCCGCCGCGTGGAAGCTACGCGCAAGGGGTAATCCATGCCCGTCATCATCTCCACAAATCCAAGCATCAATAAGTCGCTCTTGGACATCATCCAAGGCGTCTGCCGCAAGCTAGGATTGAATCAGCCTGCGTCGGTAATCGGGTCAAACGACCGCAACATCACGCAGTTGCAGGAAATCGCCAACGAGGAAGGACAGGAACTTGCCGATTCTTACGAGTGGCAGATTCTGAACTTTGAGATTCAATTCTTCGCGGTGGCTACGGAATCGCAGGGGAATCTGAACGACATCGTTGATGGAAATCTCGGGTGGATCATCAATGACACCATTTGGAACCGCACGACCAACCGCCCGCTATTCGGCCCGCTAAATCCGCAGCAATGGCAATTGATGAAGGCACGCGCAGCGGCGGGGCCGTTCTCTGAGTACCGAATTCGCGGGAATGAGCTGCTGTTTTATCCCCCTCCTGATGCTGGTGACAACTGCCATTTCGAGTGGATATCAAAAGACTTCTGCCAAAACTCCACGGGAACGACAAGCTATCGAGAGTGGAACGCTGACAGTGACGTAAGCATTCTGGATTCTCGTTTGATGTCGCTGGGCATTGTGTGGCGATGGAAGCAATTAAAGGGATTGGATTACCAGAAAGACGAGCAGAAATACCGCATTGCCATCGAGCAAGCAAAAGGCAGGGACGGAACAAAGCCTGCGCTTTATTTGTCTAGGCGGCGCGAGACCTTCCTGCTGACGACAAACAACCTGCCCGATGGGGATTTTCCGGGATGAGAACCAAGACCACATCGCTACCGGCACCTGTTGGCGGTCTGAACGACCGCGACTCAATTGCCGACATGCCGATGACAGACGCTGTGGTGCTGGAGAACTGGTGGCCGTATCCCTCGTATCTCGGGGTCCGCAAGGGCTCGCAGGATCACGTAACGGGCATTACAGGCACCGTGGAGACTCTCGTAGAGTACCTGCCTACCTCGGGGGCGTCTACTCTGTTTGCAGCGGCTGGAACGGCGATCTACAACGTCACATCTCCCGGCGCTGTGGGTGCTGCGGTACAGACAGGGCTGACTAACGCTCGGTGGCAGCATGCGCAGATCACCACTCCTGGCGGTTCGTTCCTCTACCTTGTGAACGGCGCTGACAAGCCTAGACTGTGGAACGGCGCTACGTGGGTAGCCGTCGATGATTTATCGACGCCGCACATAAATCATATAACGACCACGCTTCTAGTTCATGTCTGCCTGTTCAAGAATCGCCTGTTTTTTGTAGAGCGCGATTCGATGTCTGTGTGGTATCTGCCGGTTAACAGCGTGGGCGGGAATGCGGCAGAGCTTGATCTAGGCTCTATCTTCCGGCTTGGTGGGTCGATCATGGCTTGCTATACATGGACGATTGACGCAGGCAATGGGGCAGATGACCATTTTGTCATTCTGTCCACAAACGGCGAGGTTGCGGTATATCGCGGCACCGATCCATCGACTGCGGCTGATTGGCAGATTGTGGGGGTGTCCGTGCTTGGCAGACCTATCGGCAGGCGTTGCGGCATCAAGTTTGGCGGCGACTTGGCGATTAACTGTATGGAAGGCGTGTTCCCTCTCGGGCGAGGATTGCTGTCTGCGTCGGTAGATCGTCGCGTAGCCTTAACAGACAAAATCCAAAACAGCATAAGCGAGGCGGCGAACAACTACGCATCGACGTATGGGTGGCAGTTGTGCCTGTACTCCGACGCAAACATGCTGCTGCTCAACGTACCTGGCATGACCAAGTTTCAGTACGCACAAAACACGATTACTGGAGCGTGGATAAAGTTCACCGGGTTCGACGCTACTTGCTGGCTCACTGCTGCGTCAGGTTTGTATTACGGCATGTCGGGCAAAGTCCGCAAGGCGTGGACGGGCAACCTTGACGGGACTACGCCGATTCAGTTTGATGTGTGCGGGGCTTTCTCATACTACGGGGCGAAGTCAAGTAACAAGTATTTCACGATGATTCGTCCGTATCTTCAGGCAAGCGGCTCGCCGTCCGTCCTGTATGCGCTGAACGCAGATTTTTCCTTGTCTGAGCCATCGGGCGTACTGACGACATCAACGCCAACCGGGATGGTATGGGGTTCTATGGCTTGGGGGTCTATGGTGTGGGGCGGGGGTCTCAATCCTTCGGTGTCGTGGAGTACTGTCGGTAGCGTTTGCAATGCTGCGGCCATCAGGCTGAAGGGGCAGAACAACGGCGCAGAGGTCAGGTACACGAACTGTGATGTGGTGTACCAGCTTGGGGGCTTGCTGTAGTGCTGTGCCTGGACGCTGAACGGGTAGGCCCGTGGGTGTGTCAGAGGGCAGGCGGTACGTGGATGAAGGGGCGAGGAACTGCTATCGGCAAGCTGCAAGACGGCGAGCTAGTGGCGGGGGTGCTGTACGAGGATTGGAACGGGTCGCAGGTTGTTTGCCACATCGCCGGTGAGGGCAATTGGGCGACTCGCCGGTTTTTGGGGGTGATCTTTCATTACCCCTTCGTCCAACTCAAAGCGCGGCGAATAACGGTGCCGGTGTGCAGTACAAATGTGAGATGTATTGCACTGGTAACGCGAATGGGATTTACAATGGAGGCGTGTCTAGCTGGGGCAACCCCCTCTGGCGATCTTCTCCTGTTCGCAATGTTCAAGGACGAGTGTCGATTCTTAGGGGGTAGGTATGCGTAATCACTTGCTAGACATCCATGAGTACAGCCTGGAGGCGTTTCGCCCCGAAGCTGGCCGGATGCGTCTTTACGGGAAAAGCTCCCCTCCTCCAGCCCCGGATTACGCCAGCGCAGCAAAGGAAACCGCTGCGGGAAATCTTGAGGCCGCGCGGTTGGCCACCAAAGCGAACCGTATGACGCAGGTTAACCCATATGGCCGGATTGATTACACCGTAGACGAGGCAGACCCCGACCGCTGGACGCAAACGCAAACGCTGTCACCTGAAGCGCAGGACACGGTAAACCGTCAGATTGCGCTGTCTAACGACTACGCGCAGATCGCGCAGACCGGACTAGACAAAGCGCGGGGAACGCTGGAAAACCCGAACCTTGATGTAAGCCAACTGCCACAGCGGGCAATCAATGTCGGGCAGACGGCACAAGACGCCATCATGTCGCGGCTTGATCCTCGTTTTGCACAGCAAGAAGAGCAGTTGCGCACCAGGCTTGCAAATCAGGGCATTGCGCTTGGCTCCGAGGCTTATGGCCGCGAGATGAATCAGTTCGGCCAAAACCGCAACGATGCGATGATGCAAGCGGCATTGCAGGGCATCAATCTGGATCAGGCGAACCGGGGCGCGGCTTTGCAGGAACAGGCGTATCTGCAGGACAGGCCGCTGAACCTCATCAACGCATTGCGTACCGGCGCACAGGTGCAGAACCCGCAGTTCCAGCAGTTTGCGCAACAGCAGACCACGCAAGGCCCTGACATGATGGGCGCGGCTCAGGCGAATTACGGCTCGCAGATGGACGCCTACAACGCAGACCAAGCGCAAAGCGGCGGGATGCTTGGCGGCTTGTTTGGAATCGGTATGGGGCTAGCTGGCTTGCCCGGCGCAGGCGGCTCAATTATCAAGGGCGCTAGGGGGTTGTTCGGATGATTGACCAACAGCAAATCCTGGCCGACCAACTGCGCCGCTATCAAGCGCAGGCACAGACGCAGGCCCCACAGGGCCGCATGGCGGGGCGGGTGTACGTTGCCCCTAACGCCCTAGAATATCTCGCTGCAGGGCTTCGTGGCGTGGGCGGCATGCGTGGCGAACAGCAGACGCAGCAGGCCATGACGGACTTGCAGACCAAGCGTCAGAAAGAGATGGCAGAACTGCTCGCCGGGTTTTCCAAAGACATGGCAGGCACTCCGTACAACCCCGGAACGCAGGGGCTGGAAGAGTTTGGCCGCGCATCGATTCCGGAACAGGCGGCAACTCCAGGCGATCCTATGGCGGCTTTCGGGCGGCTGTCTGCAAGCCAGTTCCCCGAGTTCCAGAAGATGGGCATGCAGGGGCAAGTCTCGACGGCGCAGGCGCAGCAACAGCGGGCGCAGCAACTCGCAGATGCAGAACGCGCACGCGAACTGAAGGCGCAAGAGGCGGAACGCGAGCGGCAGCGAATCGCCGCAATCATGAACGACCCAAATTTGACGCCACAGCAGAAAATTGCGATGGGCATTCCTGAAAAGGCGGCAGATCCAAATTACGGGCGTGGAAAAATTTCCAAACAAGTCGAGGTCGCTGGGCCAAACGGAGAAAAACTTATCCAGAATTTGGACGAATTTGGCGCTCCAATTGGACAGCCTATTCCGGCATACCTTGCGCCAGTGCAGGTCAACACCGGCGGCGCGGTGCAGTTCGTTACGCCAAAAGCAGGCGCATCTCTGCCTGTTGGCATGACCCCATCCGAGAAAGACGCTTCTGCCCGTGGGTGGGCTGGTCAAAGGTTGCAGCGTGATCGGCTGGATTTTGATAAGTCTCAGCCAAATGCCACAACGGCAAAACCGGCAGGGGAAAAGCCGTTAACTGAATCGCAAGCAAAAGGAACTTTGTTCCTTGGACAAATGCGGTCAGCCACTACCGAGCTTGAAAAACTGCCAGCCTCAAACCCTGTCGCCACCGCAATGACAGGATCAACATGGACAAACGTAGCTGCCCCCGAAAACGCGCAAAAAGTAGCGCAATTGCAAAACCAATGGGCTGAGGCATATTTGCGAGCAAAAACGGGGGCCGCTGCGACCGAAGGTGAAGTTGAGGGCAATCGGCGTACATTTTTCCCGGTTGTTGGGGACAGCAAAGGTGTAATTGCACAAAAAGCGCGGATGCGGAAGCAGGCTGAACGCGATATGGAAGCCACGGCTGGGCCGGGCGCGTCTCGCGCTGGTGGGGCTCCTCCTGCCGCGTTATCCCCAGAAGATGCCCAAGCCAGAGAATGGGCGATTCAAAACCCCAATGACCCGCGTGCAAAGCAAATCATGCAAAGGCTTGGAGGCTGACAAATGGCGACGTTTGATCCTGATGCCTACCTAGCCAAAACGCAAGCGTTTGACCCAGACGCCTATTTGGCAAAAGGGAAGCAGAAAGCTGATGCGCCTACCTTTGGCAGCATGATGAAGGATGAGCTACTGCGCCCGGTGCGTGCTGTGCGCGACCTTGCTGCGGGCGCTGTGCGTGGTGCTGGCTCTATTGGCGCGACCCTGCT